TCGTTGTTGTTGCAGATTTCGGCGATTGCCTCGAAAAGTTGACTGTCGTTTTTTGCGAGAGAGTACTTTTTGTAGTAGAGACGTGCGGACGGCGGATTGATAGTCAATGTCTGTCCGTAATCAGTAGTAAATCTGAATTTTCGCATTATACTACCTCCGGAGTTTTTGCTTCGATAATCTCTTCCTCGTAAGTGAGAAGCGTTCCGGTATCATCAAGAACGGGTTCAAGCTCAAAGGTAGGTGTAACAACGGTTTCGCTGTCGGGCTTGAAAACGGCTTCCCAACCACCAGTATTTACACCGACACCGGTTATTCTTATGTCACCGTCAACAGCGTCATGATATACGCCACGAATCAGGTAACGCTTGCCGTTGTCGTTCATGACACCGCCGATTTTTGTTATACGCTTACCGTCCTTTTCCTCAACTCTCGCTGTTGCAATAATTTTTTCGAGAGTATTGCCGTTCCATGTGATGTTTCCGTAGTTGATTGATGCGGATTCACCTACAAGACGACGTTTTTTAGCTTTGCCGTCGTCGGATTCTGCTGTGTACCAATTAGCAGTGTAATTGACAGTAGCGCCGTTTTTGGTACGTCCTATCATGTTTTTCTCTGTTTCGAGTTCCGTATCCGCCGGAATAGTTCCCGTCCATTCCACGACGTAGAAGTCCATAGAACCAAGCGGAATTTTGTTTAATTCCTTTGTCTGAGTATGTGACATAATCAGTCCTCCATTTTCTGAATAGTCTCAAACGAAAAAACTGTCATAAACATTTTTTCGTTTTCCAAGAATGTATCGCCGTCCTTTTCAATCTCGACGGAACGGAAAAGATTTTCAATTTTCCGCTCCAGTTCGGGACTTTTCTTTTCCGAATATAGCTCTATTCGGATTGTGACACGACGATAAAGATTGTAATTGTCTGCACCCTGAATCTCTGTTTCTGCCTCAAGATAGGCTATAAACGGCAGTTTCTGCGGTTTTCTGAAATTCAGATAAGCTACCGGAATATCCAGAGTACAGAGCTTTTTGTAGATTTCAGATAGCTCCATTATAAGCCCTCCAGAAGTGCGTTAACCTTTTCTTCGGCGTTTTTCTGCGTTGATTCAACGTGTTCATATGCAGGGACTTCACCATAAACACGACCTGTGCCGTCCTTCAGCAGATGACCTTTTTCAAGAAGATGCACAAGTTGCCACTTTCTGTTATGGACAGTCACCGTTAAATTGCCTTTTTCTTCTGTAGTAGTAGTCACCCAGCTGTCTTTATAATGCTTGTTTTTTGCAGTAACCTTTGATTCACTGCCTATTGTTCTGAGTACTTTGTCAACTTCGGAAACATAAGAATCCGTGCTTCTGCTGTATTTCTTTTCGCTTTTTCGTGATTTTGTTTCGACTTCCTTTTTGGCTTCACGTGCGATTTTCTTTATTCCGTCATGAACTTCTTTCTTTTTTTCTTCCGCACTAAATTTTGTAAGCTCAGCGAGAACTGTCGAAAACTCTTCAGGTGCAACAGTAACATCCGGCACGTCGTTCACGTCCTTTCTATAGCCTTGATGATGAGCAAACTGTCAGATGCCTGAAAATTATTGATGTCCGTTATATCAAAAAGCTTGTTTTTGTATTTAATGAAATAGTCGGTCTTGTTGATTTCCCCAAGTTTATGGCAGAATCTCACTTTGAAGCTGAGAGTGTTTTCTTCGTGCTGTTCCCGTGCTGACCAGTATTCACGACCTGAAACACCTCTGACCTCTGCCCAGCATGAATAGAAATCAGTAAATTCAGTAGACTGACTGCCTATTTCGTCACTGAAATCTTTCTGTTTCTGAAAAGTTATCCGCTGATTGAGTTTTCCTGCATAAGTACTGATTTTCATTGTGTTTTGTCCTCGCTGTACTGTAACTGCAATATGATTGAACGGACAGTATACCGCACTTTCTGAGAGACTTTCTGCGAAGTACTGTCTATGTATTCTCTGTGTTCATACCAGTCGGAAACAAGCACCAGAAGCAACAGCTTTACACGTTCATCAGTTTCGTCAGGCTGATAGCCGACAGCGTCGAGAACGTAGCGACGTGCTGAACCCAGAAGCAGTTCAAGAATTCTGTCATCGTCGTCAAAGTCGATTTTCAGATACTCTTTTATCGTGGCTATATCCATTGAAGTACCTCAGAATCAGGCTTTTGCTTCTGCCGTAAGATTAAACTGTCCTGCAATATAGCACTTGTCAGAAGAATCATTCTGCACAACGTCGAGGAACTCGATAAGACGTGCATAAGTTGTATTGCTCTTGAATCCTGCCTCACTCGACGTGGCAAAGCTCATGAGATTCAGTTCGACGAACTTGACGCCTTCCTCGATATTGCCGTAGTAGACAGGTGCTTTTCCGTTCTTTGTTGGTAACATTGCATTGCTGAAAATATGTACCGGAAACCCTCCGAAGCGTTTCACAGTCGGTTTCGTGACATCAGGCTGAAGAATCGGTCTGCCGTTGGTATCAAGTGCAAGGTCGAGATAGTCGAAGCCGTCCTGATTTGTGACGATTACGGTATTATAGAGCGATGCAGGGTCTAAATCCTTGTTGATTGACGACCTGAGAGACTGCCAGTTTGCAAGTGTCTTTATAGTCTTGCCCTTGTTGAGAGCTTCAACAGCCATTGCGTTCTCAGTGATAACCGCCTTTTTAGCAAAGATATTCACGATATAAGCCATTAAATCGTTGTCAGTAAGAGCGAGAAGAGTATTCGACAGCTGAATCAATGCACCTTTTTCCTTAAGACTAAACGAAAGCTTGCTGAATCTAATATCGTCTGACTCTTCGCCGTCAGTTCCGTCCGTGAAGTCGGTCAGACCTGCGAGACTGTCGAGATTCTCAACAGGATATGAACCAGTAAGCGCAGTTGTAGTCAGATGACCGCAGACCGTACGGAGCGACTTGTATTCACGTACTCTTTCACGAATTTTTGTCTGAATATCCTGCGGAAGTATGTATGCTTCGTTGTGTTCGCCGTCAGGTGATGACCCTGTGTACGTAGGAAGCAAAAGAGCATTTTCAACCTCTGTAAGCGGTTTTCCTGCAAATCTCTTGATACAGGCGCGAATAAAGCTTGCGTTTTCCTTTCCCTTGCTGTCGGAAGCCGGTGCAGGAACTTTTGACTGTTTAGGCATTTCGAGACTGTCAATATATGCCTGATTTTCAATCTTTTTTCTTAAAGTGTCGATTTCCTTCTTGACGGAATCTGCCTTGTCAAGCTCGTTACTGTCAAGATGTAACTGCATTTTGTCAATAAGCGTTGCAAGCTGGGACTGCATTTCTTCAAATTTAGTCATATTTTTTTACCTCATTTCTCAGCCTGAGCAAATCTGCTTCAAGCTGTAATTTTCTTTTTCTGCTGTCGGTTTCATTCGGAAGCCTCAGATTTTCCGGAGTATTTCTGTATTTTGAGAGATAATCGGAGATACACGCCGAAACTGGTGCAGTATCTTCGAGTTCAATATCGAAGTATTCGGAAGCTTCCTCACAGGTTAACCATGTTTCGCAGTCAATCATTGCTCTTATCTGGTCTTCGGATACGCCGTCCTTAGCGTGATTCAGATATATGTCAACGATTGACTTCTCACACGTTTCGAGACTCTCGATACATTTCCGCATATCGTCCGCATTGCCGGCACAGTACGTAAACGGCTTGTGCATCATAAGCTGTGCTGACTTCGGAGCTTTTACTTTGTTGCACGCAAACGGAATGATTCCGGCAATACTCGCTGCTATTCCGTCGATGTGCGCTGTTTTTTCGCCCTGATAGCGTTTCAGAATGTTGTATATCGCAATTCCGCCGAAAACGTCACCGCCACAGGAATTGACAAAAACGTCAATCGGCTGATTTTTGTCGTCAAGCTCTTTCAGAAAGTCAACAACGTCCTGCGGAGCTTTGTCCTCTTCGTACCATTCAGACTGCCATGAATCACCACATATATCCCCGTAGAAATAGAGCGATGCACGTTCTCCCGATGTTTCGAGATTCATATATCCGCAGTCGCTGATTTTTCCTGTTTTTCGGTCTTTTCTTGTAAAATTATATCTTTTTATCAAAATCACCTTCTTTGTACTGTCTGCCCAAATCCTCAAGCGGAATACTCGCACCATTGCCGATAATCAGCTTGTCCGTACCTTCGACAAACGGAAGCTCCTCTTTTTTGCGCACTTCCGAGATTTTCAGAAATCCCGATGATATAGCCTCGCTGTACGCCGTGTAGCGTGTGGCGATGTCCGAACGAAGTATTACATCAGCGTTTCCCTTGACGTACATTCCGTCTGCTCTCTCTTTCCTTGTCAGAAGTTTGTAGGTTATTTCCTGTTCGTATGCCGTCAGAACGTTCTGAAGAGTGTCGGAATAAAAAGCTCTGTTCTGCTGTTCGATGTTGGAGTATGTCGACTTCTCCATGTCGTTGAGCTGAAACGACTTTACACCGAAAGCATTAGCAATGTGTCTTGTCGTAAGTCCGTTGAGTTCAAAGAACTGTGAGTTTACAAGTTTTGTTTCAAGCTGTTGTACGGAGAAGTCGGCAGGGACGGGAACTACTTTTCCGGCGTTCTGTACACCGCCCATGTTTGCGAACTTCTTCTTAATCTGCAAACTTTTGGTCTCGCTCAAATCGCCTGTGTACGTGACAATTAAAGGGTCTTGCAAGCCGTTCTCGTACTTTTCCTTTACAACTCGCTGTGCGGACTTCTCCTGTGATATAATGTCGCTTATGTACTTCTTGATGGGCGTTCCTCTGATGCCGTCGGCGGAAAAGTTCTTGAAATGCACTATCTGCTCAGCTGGATAGATAATCTGACCGCTTCGGCTGTCGCTGTAAACGTAGTAAACGGCGTAACAGTCGCTTAACAGCTTCGTATTATCGATAATGATTTCCATAGACGGCGAATTTAACAGATAAATTCCGTTTATTCTGCCGTCCTGCAAGTCGTAAACCCAGAAGGCATTGCCGTACTCAATACGCTGGAATTCTGTTGACCAGAGGAAGTCATGCGGTGTTGTGAACATATTCGGACGGAATTTCAGCAGTTCCGAGAGATTATGTTCAACCGGTTCTGCACCGTCGCCGTTCTTCCGATAGACCTTGAACGGAATCTTTGCAATAGCATTACAGCGAATCTGCATACAGGCGTAGTAAGTAGCTGATGTCAGGTCGGACTGACGTACTGCATCAAGTATTCCGGTATTGTCGAAGTACTGCATCAGCTCAGCGAAATTCATCTTCTCTGCACTGTTGCTTATTCTCTTTCTGAATAATTTCAATTACCATTCCTCACTTTCGAGCCATTCATCAGTATCCGTTGCATCAAAGAAGTCATGATACATAGCCATTTTAAACGCACACAACGTTGCATCAACGGGGTCTATGCGTTTTCTTGACATATCCTTGTCAACCTTAATCCAGCCGTTGTTCTCACGGATTACAGCGTTCCCCATTGCGTAATTCAGCAGAGGATTGTTCAGAAATACGACGTTTCCGCAATAAACCTGTTCCCTGAATCCTGCCGTAGCTTCGTTCAGCGACTTGTGCGACTGATTGACCTCGATTACATCGTAGCCGGCTTCCGATAGTTCCAGCATGATTTTTGAAGCGTTTGCAGGGTCGAAGCACATACAGACTACTTTCAGCTTGTGCGACTTGACGAAGCTTCTGACGTACCTGATAACTGCGTTCTGGTCTACTATTTCCGTATCGGTGACAGTCAGTAATTTGTCACGTTCCCACGCATCGTACGGCATTTTGTCGGCTGTTATGCGTTCCCTGAGTTTGTCACGATTCGGAATGAAGCTGTGAGAATAGACTATGTACTTCACCGTTTCACCGTCCTTGTACGGAATGATAAACGAAACGCTTGTAAGGTCGATTTTTGCAGACATATCAAAACCAATATACACTTCGCGTTCGTATATGTCAACGGGAAGTCTCGACACTTTGCAGGCATTCCATTTAGCCATATCCATATAACCGCCTTCCTTAGCCTGAACCCAGATGTCAAGTGCTTTCGTAAAAAAAGAGGTCATTTTTTCGGGCATCTGCTTGGCGATTATATAGTCGTCATAAATTTTCTTCAAGCCTTCCGGATAGTACGCACGGACGGGATTAGCCATCTTCGCAAGAAGTTCGAGAGTATCGTCATTCAGCGGAATGTCCTGTTCTGCCTCGAAGATGTCGCCGAAATATTCGTCGTTCTCAATATCGGGCTTGTCAGGGTCAAGAAGTCCCGAAACATACTGATACTCCTGTTGATAGCATGGAACATTCAGGTCAAGTCCTGCGGTTGTGATAATCATCAGAAGCGGTTCTTTAGTGTTCGAGCCTATCGACAAATCGTAAAATTCGGTTGTGGCGTGCTGATGGTACTCGTCAAGAACGAGAACTGCCGGATTAGTACCGTCACCTGTTCTGCCATCTTCCTTGCACAGCGGAACGAGAAAAGAACCTGTTTTGCGATGTTCAATAATCTGCTTGTTGCACTTGAACTTGGTCGCAAGCGGAGAGCCTTTCAGTAAGTTCTGAGCCTCGTTAAAGATGAGCTTCGACTGAGAACGTTTCGTTCCGGCGCAGTAGCATTCATAGATTTCTTGATTTTTCGTACTTCCGCAGGACATCTCATACAGAATTATTCCTGCCTGTTCCTGAGACTTTGCGTTTTTTCGTGCCTTCTGCTGATACGACTTGTTAAACCGCCTGAGACCGTCCTTTTTTCGTCTCCAGCCGTAAAGCTGACACAGACTGAACTTCTGAGCTGTCGTAAGTGCTATGAACTGCCCTGCAAGAATACCCTTTGAATGCTTCAGCATTGCGAACCAGTCAACTATTTTTTTGGCTTCTGATTCGTCCCAGCAGAAAGAACATTCAGACGATTCGGAACGCTCCACGTCACGCAGAAAGCGCATACAAGCCCATTTGTGCTTTTTACAGCTTGGAATTACGTCGTTGATGCAGTCATCGGAATATTTAGTCAGTTCTTCAAGAATCGTCACTAAATGTCACCAAATTCCTCTGAAATATCGTCATCAATTCTGTCGAGCTTCTGGGAAGCGAATTTCAGCCGGCTGTCAATAGTGATTCCGCAGAGTCTGCCGTTGTCTCGCATTTCCTTGCTGTACTTGATTTGCAGATTGATAAGCGGATTTTCAACTTCGTTTCCGGCAGAGTTCGTCACCGTAAGCGGAGCATCTTTCAACTTCTTTGTTATTTCGGTATACTTGGCGAAGGCGTTACAGTAGTTTCCGAGTGCGTTTGTATCGAGATTTCCCAGAAGCTCAAGCCTGCCGAGTTCTCCGACGATGCGCCTGTACTCTCTCACCGCTACCGAATTTATCAGCCATTTCGGAGGCTTCAAAAAATAGTCTGTTCCGGTCTTGGTCATGTTTTGCTCGATGCTTCGCCTTGCCTGAATCTCTTTAGTGAGATTTCCGGTCTGTTCGGAAAGTATTTTTCTTGTACGTCCCATATTTTTCACCGCCTTTTTTAATATTTTTTTCTTGACAAATCCCGAAGAATGTATTACAATATATTACAAGAGAAAGGAGCGTGTTGCTATGACAGTATCACTTAGATTAGGCAATGAGGATTCGGAGCTTATCAAGGCTTACGCAGAAATGAATGGCATATCGGTATCCGAACTGTTCAGACGAACCGTGCTTGAACGTATTGAAGACGAATTTGACCTCAAAGCCTACGAAAAAGCAATGGAGGAATACAAAAATGACCCTGTAACATATCCTCTTGAAGATGTTATCAAGGAGCTGAATTTAGATTGAATTACTCCGTTGAATTTACCAAAAGAGCCAAGAAGCAACTCGAAAAACTCGACAAGCCGACTGCAAAACTGATTGTTTCGTGGATTTACAAGAATCTGCATAACTGTACTGACCCACGCCAGCACGGCAAAGGTCTGACCTCTAACCGCAGTGGACAATGGCGCTACCGTGTCGGAGACTATCGGCTGTTAGCTGATATTCAGGAAGACAAGATTGTTATTCTCATTCTGGAAATAAAGCACCGAAGCACCGTATACGAACGCTGACAAAATGCAAATAACTGTTCTCAGTCATGAGGACAGTTATTTTTTGTTTTTGGTGATATATGACTGACTGTAAAAGAATCTATATCAGGCTTTTTTGTTGCAAGTTCGGAAATGCCTGTAATACGCCGTTCTCTGAAAATAAATATTTAGAATTTTGCAAAACGAGAGTTGCGCGTTGGATATTTGGATAAAAAATTAAACTTTTCGAGACACCCCCTGAGCGTTTTTACAGTGTTTTCGAAGTCCGTTTTGTAAAGTTCGTGGATTCTCATGTGGTTGCTGTCAGTTAAATATATTAAATTATCCTGAGAAGTCCGCAGGGAATAGTCCTTTTCAAGAGGGACTATGTGATGCACTATTCGACCGTACTCAATCCTATGAAGAACGAAGTAGCTGTACAGGTCGAGTCCGAGACACTTCTTTCGACACAGTTCTCTTGCTTGTTTCCATTCGTATGTATCGTATAAGAATTCGTGACGAAGCTTGTCGGGACGGCAACTGCACTTTTTGTCTACCGGAAGAAGCTTTCCGCAGTTATCGCATTTTTTTCTTATCATGTCATCACCGCCTGAATATGCAGAAACGCCGTCCGGTCAGGGACAGCGTTCCGCTAAAGGAGTATAATAATTTTGGATAAGTCTATTTTGTAATTTCTTATGATACCAGTATACTACATACTAACCGGCAATACAAGGCAAATACCGGCAAAGTTTCTGAATTGCTTTATTTTGTTTGTTTCTTATTGTTCGTTCGCTGTAGTTCATTAGTTCGGCTGTCTGTTCGATGGTATGGAACAGAAGATAACGATGTATCAGAACTGTTTCAAGTTCGTCGTCGTGAAGTCTGGCGATAGCTTCCGCAATCTCTTCCGATACTTTCAACAGCTCATGTTTCTGCCTGATGTATTTGTGTTCTATGTCCGCAAGCTTCATAAAGGTGTTTTCCGTGCCGTTTAAGGCAGTGTCGGACTTGCCAGTGTAATTATACTGCTCATGGCTTGCAAGTCCCTCAGCGTGCATTCTGGACGTTTTCAGAAGCATATCTAATGCCTTGACTTTCTTCTCAGCATAAAAGGCACGATTCAACCAGTTCTTTACCTTGAGTTCTTCCGATGTCATTTCAGACCCTCCAGTTTTGCGGTATTGGTTTTTATAAACGTCTCGTCGCCTGTCATCAGACCAACAATTTTCACTGCCGTCAGTGCAATGTCGTGAACGTCGTGAGACTTCTGAATGTGAGTCATCAGCATTTCGGACTGCCTTATATTCTCCTGATACTTTCCGTAGACCTGTACCGTATACTCAAAGTTTTCAAGGTACTTGTGGTAGTCTATGAGCA